GAGATACATGACTCTGAATTAGAGAATGTACCCTATACAATACGAGATTTATTAGAAACAAATACTTTAGACATACCTCTAAAAGTTGATATGGAATTGTGTACACCATCGTGGGCAAATAAGAAAGAGTTGAAAATTCTAACACTTGAGGATTTTGTTGATTGGGATGATGCTCCGGTGACAGATAGCAATGGAGTAAGCTGGGGTTGAAAATAAGTATAAAAAATGATAGTATATAAACACAATGGGCAAGTATAACGAAGAGCAAATAATAAAAGAAATAACTCAATATGTAAATAATACATATGATGAGCATTACAGTGAGGGTGAAGTACAGACTTTAGACTTTATAGATGCTTGTGGAGATGCCCCCGCCTTTTGTAGAAGTAACATTTTAAAGTATGCTTCAAGATATGATAAAAAAGGCACACCTCGTAAGGACATACTAAAAATAATACACTATGCAATGTTGTTATTACATTTTTATGATAAGAATGATAAGTAAAAAAATATGAACTGTGATTTAAAAATAATATATGAGTGTAAGTCTGACGCAAAGAACGCCCTTGCCATTTATAGAGAGCAGGTTTTATTTTCAAACATGGACTTTTATTATTGCAACAAACACGAGGGTTATCATTTAGGACATAATTATAGACTTAGTAAAAAGAAAATATTAAAAATATATAAAGCTAAACCAAAGGAGTTTTCAAATGCCAAAAGTTAGTGCACATTTAGGATTTACATTTAGAGTAGGACCACTAGAACAAAACCAATATGGTAGAGTTGACTTGACAGTTGACCAAATAGATACTGAACTTCCTATAGAACCACAGTTAGAAGAATCTAAAAAAGTAGCCGATGTTGTGTGGGAATTTATAAAAGAAAAAGTAGATGCTCAGATTGTGGATATGCTAGATGAGTCTAAATAAAGAAGATTTAGTTGGATTAAGTGTATTAGAAGCAGTATTAGCTGAAAAAGAAAGACAAACAAAAGTTTATGGTGAGCAAAATCATGATGACTCTTGGTGGAATCTTATAACAACTGATAAAAATGGGGATGTTATCAAAGAAATATTTAACCGAAATGACACTAAACTTTTTATTGAGTTAGTAGAAATAGCCGCTACCTATTTATCGTGGGCGGAGTCAGTGCGTAGGAGGCACAAATAATGGATACAGACGCAAATAATGCTATACAAAAACTATTAAAGACGAAAGGGTTAAACCTTTCTTTCGGTGAGGACACTGATTCAGTTGAAAGAATAACCTTTGGTTTACCTCAACTAGATAAGTTACTAGGTGGTGGTATACCTAAGAACAGATTTACTTTAATTTATGGTCCTCCGAATGTGGGAAAATCCTATCTTTCTTCTTTAGCTGTTTCCAGAACACAACAAGATGGCGGAACAGCAATGTGGGTAGATACTGAAATGTCATATGATAAGGATTGGATGAGTAGATGCGGCGTAGACCAGTCTAAGATACTAGTTGCTCAACCATCTACAGGTGAAGAAGCTATGGGACATGTTAGAGAAGGACTAGCCGCAGGTATAGATATAGTTGTACTTGATAGTATTGCAGGACTTATACCCACAGCAATGACCGAAGAGATTGAAAAAGGTAATTTTGCCCACTCTCCAATGGCATGGCAAGGTAGATTTGTAAACAGTTCCTTTCCTAAACTGTTTCCTTATTTAAAAAATGGTTCAGCATTTATTGCTATCAATCAGATGAGACAAAGTCTTGGAGGAATACGTCCTACAAATACTTGGCCGGGTGGACAAGGACAAACTTTCTTTGCACATGCTATGTTAGAAGTTAGAAGAGATGGGTGGATAAAAGAAAAAATAAATGGGACCGAAGAGACTGTTGGATTTGATATGCAAGTAAGAATGCATAAATCTAAAATAGGTGGCGAAAATTGGAAAGCCGCTGTAGTTCCCTTTAAAGCAGATGGGGGTATAGATATTATTGAAACCTTTATGCGTGACGGGATTGCGGTTGGTGTTATTGAACAAGCTGGGACTTGGTATACATATCAAGGAACAAAGGTGCAAGGACTAAATGGGTTAAAGTCACTGTTTTTAGAGGCTCCTACATTACTTGAAGAATTGCAAAATGAACTTACCACCTAAAGAATATACTAAACAAGAAAACATTATTGCTGAATGCTTAGACGAATTTGGCGTGAGATACTCACAACAAACTAGTTTTCCTCCATATATAGTAGATTTTTATGTGTCAGAGATAAAGAGAGTAGTGGAAGCTGATGGAGTATATGGTCACTCTGCTAAACGGGATGCCAAAAGAGATATTGATTTAAAACAGTATCATGAAATAGAAGATATTATTCATATAAAAGGAATTACTAAAAAAGATATAAAGGAAGAATTATGGCTGGAATTGAACAAATTAAGCCAATAAAAATAAAAGAAAAGTCTACAGCCAAAGATATATGGTTGGCAGATATTTTAGATGACTACCTAACTGGTATAATGTCTGCTCCTAGAACAGGTGTGTTTCACCCCTCAGTAATAAGTAATACTTGTGACCGATACGTTTGGCTATGTTATCATGGCAGAATGGTTGACCAACCTCTATCCGCCAAGTTAGCCAGAATTTTTCAAAATGGTAATTTTTTAGAAGACCGAGTTGGGCATTGGCTAACAGAGTTAAATATTTTATTAGATAGAGAAGTTTCTGTGAAACAAGAAATACCACCTATCTCAGGACGAATTGATTTTTTAATCAATCATTATAAATATGGTACACACCCGATTGAACTAAAATCTATAAATACAGCAGGCTTTGGTAAATTACAAAAACCTAAAGTAGAACATCAAATACAAATTCAAATGTATTTAAATATGGGCAGTTATGATGTAGGGACTGTATTATATGAAAACAAAAATGACCAAAATATAAAAGCTTTTCTTGTTGAGAAAGACCCGATTCAGTGGGATGAAATTTTAAATAGATGTTTTAGAATCCAAGAAATGTTGATGCCACCAGAAAAATGTTCTGGAGCTACTTGGTGTAATTGTAGAAAAGTGGAGAATTATTAATATGGAAGAACGTGAAACAGAATGGACTCCTATGAAAGCTTTAGGGAGAGCTCAGAAAGAAGCTGATGCTTTAGGATTGCCCCCATTGATAGTTGACCTAAAAGAAAATGACTCTTTAGAATTTTCTAAACTAAACACTTACGACAACAAAATGCTTGCGGACCTTTTAGCTATGTATGGTGGATTCAAGGCTTATTTAGAAACCAAAATAGCTGATATTGAATCTAAAGCAGGTGCCTTAAATGCGGCTTTTGACGAGGGTTATAGTACTGCTATATTTCGAGTAGTCAAAATGTACGAAGAAAAAGAACAAAAAAAACCTACTAAAGATGAGCTAAAAGGTGAAATCATGGATACTTATGGAAATCTAAGACAGCTAAAAAGAGATATTATTGAACAAGAAGCTTCACTAAAAAAGATACAAGGCTTACTAAATACATATACAACTGCTTATAATACAGTTAGTAGAGTAGTTACTTTACGAACAAATGGGGATAGATTGTGATATATTTGGGCTTAGATACTTCTAGCAAAGCAATTCATGCGGCAGCCATAAACCCTGATGAAGAATTAGTTGCTTTATATAAATGGGATTGTGATACTAAAAAACCATTTCCTGAAAGGTTTCCAGAGTTGATAAAGAATTTTTCAGATGAATTGAGTACAATAAATAGAATAGATTTTGCAACTATTGAAGCATCAATCTTTGCTCAAAACAGAAGTGTGGTAAGTACGCTTGCAAGTGTTGTTGGAGCTGTTTGGGCTATACTAGTTTTACAGGGTATCCCAACCGTACGTGTAGATAACAATACTTGGAAGAAAGATGTTGTTGGTAAAGGTAATGTAAAAAAAGATGAAATTAAAAGATTTGCTGAAGAAAAGTGGGGAGATAAATTCCCAGAACAAGATTACGCAGATGCGGCGTGCATAGCGTTATGGAACAAAAGGAGGTTCTAGTATGAGTATTGCAGGAGGATTACAGAAAGTAGTAAGAGGCTTTCAAATGGCTTTTCCGGGAAAAAAGGAAGAGATAAAAAGAGAGTATAAAGATAAATTTCCTAAAGATTTACCTACACTTGAAGATGTAAAAAAGAAATACGGTACTGTCGTATGGTGTAAATTTGCTAAATGTGGCAGTAATCAACAAGTAAAAAACTTACAAACAACTACAGGAACCTTACTAAAAAAGGTAGGGTATACCCCAATTGTAGAGCAGGAGCACATTTGGGCAGGCATATGTACTAGAGGTGAAATAGGAATGCAATATACAGAAATGAAGATGCCTCATGGAGCAAAAATAAAAGTTCCTAGTTGTTATACAGCACACACAGATAAAACAGGATACTGGGATTTCTCTCAATTCCTAAACTCAGATGGAAGCCCATTAGGTGGAAACATAGATTCTCAACATGTTTCTGATGCTGGGTATGGAATGAACGACTCTAATAGTATCTATGACCAATTTAAGGACTAATAATTATGCCCAAACATATACCTAATGAAATAAAATTAAAAGCTATGGAACTATTTTTAAAGGGAGACAAAACAGCTAAAGATATTGCTAACGAAGTTTCTACGGAAGAGCACAAGGTTGCTCCGCCTACTATTTATATGTGGGCTAAAAGAGACAGATGGGGTGAACAAAAAGCAGTAGCTATTGCCGATACTCAGAGAAACTTAGCAGAATCTGAAGGACAGAGATTTGCTCGACTACAAACAGAGCAATTAGATACTTATACAAAGATTGCTAACAAAGCAGGCAATGAAATACAGGGTCTTACCTTTGACAGACCTTTAGATGCGGCTAGAGCAGCAGATATTGGGATAAAAGGACAGAGAGAAGTTCTTCAAGGTATGATAAACATGGAGTTTGTCCAAGATATAATGACTGTTTTAATTGAAGAGGTAACAGACCAAGACACTCTACAAAGGATTGGGGTAAAGTTAAAAGCTATTGAACAAAAACACCGAGAGTTATAAGTATGGCTAAAGATATTTTAAGCGTTGAAAATGCCTTTAATATGTTATCTGATGGATTACTTGAGCAAAAAAGGTATGAAGTCGGCAGTTTTAGAGAGTTTATTGAAAATATATGGGCTCATTCATATGACAACCCAGAGTATTTTAAAGCTTGGCATGTAAGTTTACTTGCAGAAGATATTGAAGAATGTCTAGAAACAGGTTTGAATTATGTCGGAGTGTTACCCAGAGGACATTTTAAATCAACTATTTTAGGACATGCATTTAGTGTTTGGAGATTGTTGAAGGCCCCTAGAGATATGTCTATACTTTACTTATCTTATAGTGATGGTATGGCGAAATATCATATTGCTGAGATAAATAAAACTATTTCAAGAAATCCTATTATTCCTGAGCTTCTTATAAACAGAAACCCGAAGGCTGATTTCTCAGCTAGATTTTATAAAAACAATAAACCTATGGAAATCATGCATGGTGGATTGTTTTCTTTCAAACGGGGTATGCACGTGAATGGGGCACTAATTGCCGATGACGTATTGAGAGACCCTGAAAACCCATTGAATATAGGACAGATAACTAAAGTAGAAGACCACTTTATGACAGAATCAATGTTCATTCCCTTAAAACATGCTCCTGTCATTGTTGTGGGTACACCTATGATGCCAAACGATATACTGGCTAAGTTACAAAGTGATGAACGATTCAAAGCTAGAGTATTACCTGCACTAGACCCAGTGCCGGGTAGAAGAGTATTGGCTCCAGAAATAATGAGTGAGAAGTACTTGCTAGCACAACAAAAAGCTAGACCTAAATCTTTTGCTTCAGAGTTTATGTTGATTCCTCATTTTGCTACAGAGTCTTATTTCAACGAAGAGGATATCACAAAGTGTGAAGACGACTCATTAAGGTCATATCCATCTACTAAAAGGTTCACTGGTTGGGAAAGCGGAGACCAGATTTTTGGTGGATTTGATGTAGGTAAGAAAAAACACCCATCTCATTTAGTTCTGTTTAGAAAACGAGGTGAGGAGTTACAGCAAATTCATTCTTCTTTTTTAGATGGGTGGAGTTACTCAGACCAAATAGAATTTCTAAACGAAGTTGCTGATAACTTTGATTTAGATGGTGGGTACATTGATAACACTCGGGGAGAATTAGAAGACCGTGGGTTGGATGCTAGATGGAGACCCATGAATTTCACAAGAAAAAGTAAAAATACTATGGCTGGAGTCTTTGAAAAATTTGTCCATGCTGGTATATTAAAACTAATAAAGGATGAGCGACAGAAGCAACACATTTTGTCTGTAAGCAACGACTTAAAAGCACCCGATACTCCAATGGGTCATGGGGATGCTTTTTTTTCAATTGCAATGGCTTTACAAGCAGCACATGATACGGCTTACAAATTTGTAGATTTAGGAAGTGCGACCGACTGGTTCAATGCAATCAGTCCGGGAGAGACTCCTGAGAGTCGCAAAATGATGCAGGATGAGATGAAAGGACTTACAGAAGAACAACAGAAAAAGTTATCTTCTTTAAATCCTTTACAGATGGAACCAGTTAATCCTTCTGAGCGAGCATCTTCGGCACCGAATCCTCAGTGTAAAGAGATGGTATGTAGTCCTTCTTTTTGGGTTCCAGAAAGAGGATTATGCCTTTATTGTGGGCACAGAAAATAATAAATAGAAAATAAGTAAAAATACAAGGAGGACCTTAGTTCCATGACGACAGAAATAACACAATCAAACCCATTAGAAGAAGTAACATTATCCGACCAAGCAAAGGTTATATTGGAACATAGGTATTTATTAAAGAATACAGATTCAGAAATTGTTGAGTCTCCCACTGATTTATTTAGACGTGTAGCAAAAGCTGTTTCATCAATTGATAATGATTATTTGTCACTACCAGTAGAAGCCAGTTTGACTGAAAAAGAATTTTTTAGAATAATGAAAAGTTTAGAGTTTGTGCCTAACTCACCAACACTTATGAATGCTGGTACTGAACAAGGAACATTATCTGCCTGTTTTGTTCTACCATTAGAAGACAGTATGGAAGGGATTATGAAGGCATCACACGATGCTGCTATGGTACAAAAATTCGGTGGTGGGACTGGATTTGCCTTATCTAAACTTAGACCAAGAGGCGATAAAATTCAATCTACTCATGGGATTGCTTGTGGTCCTATAGAGGTATTAAAGACACTATCAAGAGTATCTTCTATGATAACGCAAGGCGGTAAAAGAGATGGTGCAAATATGGCAGTTATGTCTATCTACCATCCGGATATTTTAGATTTTATAGACTGTAAAAAAGTTGAGGGTGAAATACACAACTTCAATATTTCTGTAGGGGTAGATTCTAATTTTATGAAAGCTGTTGTAAACAACATGGAATACAATTTGATAAACCCTAAAGACAATTCCATTGCTGGACAGCTCAATGCAAGAGAGGTATTTAATAAAATTGTTGATGGGGCGTGGAGAAATGGTGAGCCCGGAATGATATTCTTAGACCAAGTTAATAAAGATAACCATGTGACTGAGCAATATGGTGATATGATTGCTACTAACCCATGTGGAGAACAACCATTATTAGGTAATGAATCTTGTAATCTAGGTTCAATTAATTTAGCGAAGTTTTATAAAGACGTTGATGGTCCTGTTGATGCATGGCAAGAGAAGGTAGACTGGGCAAGGCTACAACACGTAGTAGAAACATCAGTGCATTTTCTAGACAATGTTATAGATGCAAACAAGTACGCAACCCCAGAAATTGAGAAAATGACGAAAGCAACTCGGAAGATTGGCTTAGGTATAATGGGCTTTGCCGATTTACTTATTCAACTACAAGTTGCATATTCATCTGATTTGGCTAAACTGATTGGAATGACTATGATGTCTAAAGTTAGAACTTGGGCAGACAACAAATCTTTACAGTTAGCAGAATCACGAGGAACTTTCCCTGCATGGGAAAATAGTAACTATGACAGAGAAACAGAAAAATTTAGAAATCATTGTAGACTAACTGTTGCTCCAACAGGAACAATATCAATGATAGCTGATACATCTAGTGGTATTGAACCTACCTTTGCATTAGCTTGGAAAAAACAAAATATTTTAGATGGTAAAACTTTGAATTACATAAATAAGTATTTTGAAGCGGACGCTAAAAAACATGGCTTTTATTCTGAAGATTTGATGGATTACCTAGCTGAGGGCGGTTCATTAGAATCTGTTCCACAGGTTCCACAATGGGCTAAAGAAGTATACGCAACTGCTCCTGAGATTTCCCCCGAAAACCATGTATTGATGCAAGCCGCTTTTCAAAAAGGTTGTGATTCTGGAATATCTAAAACTATAAACTTTGCAAACTCAGCTACTCACGAAGATGTAGAGAAAGCTTATATTCTTGCTTGGGAAGAAGGATGTAAGGGTATTACAGTATATCGAGCGGGCAGTAGAGAAAAAGAAGTTTTGGTAAAGGGTAATACTGAAAAATCAGAGCAACTCCAACTTGATGGGTTTGCTATAGAAGAAGACGCAATAAACTCTGTAGTTAACTATGACACCAAAGATGAATGTCCGGGGGGTTGCAACATAGTTTTTGAGTCTGGGTGTGAGACCTGTAAGACCTGCGGATGGAGTGCTTGTAAGATAGCGTAGGTAAATACGAAAAATATAGTATAATATAAAGATAGAAAAGTTTTAGGAGAAGTTCATGGTATTAGGAAACATGATGAATGAGAGCGGTCAACAGTATGTAGCTATCAAAGATGATAAGAATACATGGAGAATATTAGATACTTGGCATGCAGATTTAAAGATGCTAACTGCTGATGATGATATTCCAGATGACAGTGACGCAGTTGTTGCATTATCTGAGGGACAGTTTATTGCTTTGATAAAAGAAGCAGCTAGTGCGGGAGTTTTAGAAAATGCAAACTTTGGTACTGGAGAAGCCGAGCTTGAAGCTATAATTTTAGACCGTGACCAAGAAATTCAAAGATTAAATGAAGAGATACTAAAGTTGAAAGAACAAAAATCTGAAGTTATACGAGATGTTGAACATTCAGAAGACTATCAGCTAAAAGAAAAAGCTATGGATAACATATTAAAGTTAGTATCAATGCAGGATATGACTAAACTAAGCAGGGATTAATAATGAAATTATCTGAATATCTACCTCAAGTGCCTCAAATGCAGCAGCAAATGGCGGACTTAAATAAACAAATAAGTTTATTAGATGTAATGAAAGCTACGGGGGACACAGGGAAAGCCCCTACTATAGGTCTCGACCAAATTGTAAATACTTGGGTCAGACATCAGATGGCATATCGCCAACAACTAATACAAGACCTTCAAACTGTTGCCTATTCTGTTGAAGAAATCAGAGGACCCGTTTCCCACATTACTGGGGAGGTATTTAGAAGAGGAATTACAATGGTTCCCAAGGGTGAAAAGCCAGACACAGAACAAAAAGAAAGGCTAACTAGGTGGCTAAAAGACTGTAATGTCTTTGACCAAAGTATGGAAGAAGTATTACGTCAATTTCATTTTGATGTTAATACGCTAGATGATGGATTTTTATATTTAGCTAAAGAATATAGAGATAATGGGGATGGTACTGTTTCTTCTAAACTAAGAGAAATCAGAAGACTAAATCCCGCATTAGTTGAATTTGATTTAGATTCTGCAGGACTTCCAAAAAACTCACATTTTATTTGCCCTATTGATAGAACAGACATATCTGAAGAACCCGGTAAGTCTAAAAAAGGTGTTGAAAGAATACCTGCAATGTATAAGTATTATCACAGAAGTGCTCATTTGTATTTTTCTGATGAAGAGGTAATACATTTATCTAAATTTTCTCCCTCTGAAACATATGGATGGTCTCCAATACTTACTATATTTGAAAAAGCCTTGACCTTAGTAGGTATGGATAAAAACCTATATAGGTATTTCTTTGAAAGAAAAATGCCTGCAAGTATGTTGATGGTAACTACAGATGACCCAGAGTCATTACGTAGAGAACGAGAACACATTGCGGCTCAAACAAGAATGGACCCTAACTATATACCTATGGTAGCGGTATCCGCTAGAAACCAAAGGGGTAGAGTAGACCTTGTAAGATTATTCCATAGTTTAAATGAAATGGAATATTTGCCTATTAGAGATGAAATTAGAGAACGTGTGTCTGCTATGTGGGGTGTTACTCCAGCATGGCAAGGGGCTCCAGATGCTTTTGGTGGATTATCTCAACAAACACAACAATTAGTAGTTATGAGTCGTGTAGTTGAAAGTGACCAAAGATTACTGCATGAAAAAGTTTTCCCACAACTATTAGATGCTTTTGGTATTACAGACTATGAAATAGTTTTACCACAACCTGAAGAAAAAGCCGAAAACACTAGAATAGCCCATGCACAACAGAAGATACAAATAGTAAATCAATTTGCTCAATTAGGGTTTGATATAAAACTAAAAGAACAAGATGTTGATGTTTTTGAAGCTGATTTTATTATTAGTGGTGACCCTGTTCCTACAGCTAAAATGCAAGCCGAACAAGCTGCAATGCAACTTGAACAACAGCAACAACAAATGCAATTGCAAGAAGAACAGATGAGACAACAGCAAGAAATGGAAGCACAACAACAAGAAATGGTGGCTGAAGGCGAAGAGGGTGAACCTATTCAAGCTATGCTAAAGGCATATAAACCACCATCTCAAAGAAAGTTCAAAGGTAGAACTGGTGGTGTAACACCTGATTGGAGTGATAAAACCCCCGATGAAGAAAGAGATATTGATGAGTATGCTGAAGCTCGGGCCAAAAAGAATGAATTAACCTTATCAAAGTCTTGGGTTGAATCTTTAGCTGAAAAGGGTTTTACTAGTCCAGTAATAAAAGAACTAAATCCTGATTTAACGAAGATGTGGTTTTCTCAAAACAATGTAGATTACGTAGCAGACTTAAGTACTGATGGTATAACTACAATAGAGAAAGCTATTTTTCCAGACCCAACAAAGATTCCACCAAGAGGTACCAAGGGTAAAACTAAAAATGCAACAGAACCAACTGAAACAAATATAGACGATGAGTAATATTCAAAAAGAAGAACATAATCATTCTGATATTCAAGATGTTTACCGAGTTGACCTAAACTTACCGGTAGGAGAACAAAAAATCCTAAAGGCAGAAGGTGACTATGACCGAGGGCTATTAGTAAAACTACTAAAAGATGGTGGTTACGAAGTGGCATATTGGTTAGACAAACCGGAAGTATATCCTATAGAAATTCTTATAGACGGTGAATCTGTTTCTAAAGACGCAAAAGTAATTTCATTTAGATTCCACCCAGAATTAGAAAAATCTGAAGTTATCTCTAAAGAAAATGGAGGTGGCGGAAACGGTGGTGGAAATGGCGGAGGCGGTGCTACAGGAGGATTCGGTGGTACTGTAGCTGTTTCTACTGACTCTGGATTCTTTACTCCAACATATGGTGGTGGTGGTGGCAGAAAACTAAGCCGAGCTCAACGAAAGAAAAGGAAGAAAAAGAAGCGAACAGGTATTCATAGGTTAGCTGATTTTGTAAACGACTTTTCTCCACACAGAAAAATGGTAAAGAAAAGTTCAGATTTTACTTTAGACTTAGTGCAATGGGTTACGTCTGAATTACAAAAAGATGATATTAAGTTTAGACAGCAAACTAGCTCAGAAGATATAAACCCACAAACTGCAGTTGCAAAAAACGAAGAGAATAAAAACCCTGTTGAGTTTGATGGAGAGCCCGATAAAAATGCGGTTATCGAACAAAAAGATATGGAACAAAAGATTCGCAACTTAGATGATAAAGAGGAGATAAAAGACAATAAGCCAGATGAAAAAGGTGATGCTGGTCAAACTTCTCCAGCAGGCTTGAATGTTCAACTTCAATATGGCTCTGGTTCTGAAAGAGGTCCATTGGTTACAGGTGGCTCTAAAGATAAAGAGGGTGGGGTTGTAGAAGAACTTGATGAAGAAACTGAGGACATACCTTTTGAAAAAGTAATTGGGAAGGACTTATATAAAAAACTATTAGGTGAGTAATTTGCATAATAGTTTGAAACGTGATAATGTTGTAATGTGCCCTAAGTGTAAGGGTTCGATGTATATAAACCAAGATAAGGATTTACAGTGCATAATTTGTGCAAAGATACTAGTAACGGAGATACAGTTTAGTTATGATTCCAGAGCAGGCAAAATCAGAGATAATAAAAAGAAGAAACCTTGGAGCCACATGGACGAAGATAACAGAGTGGTTACAGGAAGAGTATGGGATTCTGGTGCATCGGACAACAATACAAAAGTGGTTCGACAAAAATCATTGGGAACTGGAAGACGAACTCTTAGTAAACGAGGAAGGCACTGAGAATCGAATCAAATTAGATAAGAAGCTTGCTACCTATAAAGGTGAAGCAGATTACTATAAAAAACTGTATACAGGTCTTCTCAAGGATACTATAAAGCAAGAAGTTATCATTGAAACCATTCAAGACTATACCAAGGGATTCCCAGCAGTACCTTTAAAATATATTGACAAAACAGATAAGACCCCATTCGGGCATCAGCCACAGATTATGGTTACACCTTTATCAGACACCCACATAGGTGAACATGTATTTAAAGACCAAATGCGTGGCTTGAATGAATATAACTTTGAAATATTTAATAAACGTATGTATGGCTGGGCTAACCAAATACTAAAGCATACATCTTATAGAAGACAAATAGCACCGGTAGATGAATTAGTTATTCCTATGTTAGGTGACATGATTAGCGGTGACATACATGAAGAGTTAGCTAGGTCTAATATGGCTAACTGCATGGAACAAATGATTAGAGGAGCAAGCATTATTGGACAAGCTTTGATGTACTTAGCCCCTCACTATGCAAAGATTAGAGTTCCTTGTGTAGTAGGTAATCATGGTAGGATGACTAGGAAGCCTCCTATGAAAGATAAGTATATGGATTGGGATTATATGCTATATCAATGGGTAGCGACATTTTGTCAAAACCAAGAAAATATAGAGTTCCATATTCCTAGAAGTTTTATTACAACTTTTAAAATACATGATAAAGTAGTTCTTATTACACATGGAGATTGTATATCAGGTGCAGGTAGTAGTGGTGCTATTCTTAATTCCATAACTAAGTTAAGAAGTGTTTTTCAATTTAGAAAGACTTTACAACGTGAATTGGAAGGTGCGATGGATGAAGACTTAGAGGAAGAGTTTGACAGTGTAATGATTGGACATTTCCATAGGATTGATGAGCTAGATATAGGCACCGGAGAATTACATATCTGCGGTACTATGAAAGGTCCTGATGAGTTTGCATTACAGAGGTTACAAGCAGCTACTAAACCTAAGCAGTTAGTTACTTATTGGCATCCACGTTATGGATATATAGGTAGAGACGTTATTTATTTAAATAGATATGATAATAGCAAGCGAAAATTCATAGATAAGATTCCAGAAAATTGGAGAGACTTAACAGCATAGGCTAGTATAATAGTTTATGCCTAGAAGAAGACAATCAAATAAAAGAACTCCGACACGAGAAGAGATGTCTATGAATGTAGACCAGCTTTCTACTCAGTTTTCTCAAGAGTTAGCTGAAGAAACTCTTGCAGAAGCCCAAAGTATTTTCCCAGCGGACATACAATCACGGTTAAAAGATGCTGTAGAAATTAAAGCCTCTCCAGATGGTTTTGAATTAGAGTTTGATAGTACATTTGATGCTGTTTTTCTTCCTGAAAGGTCTGGTGGGGGGTCTGTATTTAGACCCAAAGGTATAAGTCCTAATACCTCGGAACCTTATGGATACTCTGCTGACACAAGACAGCATTCTAGAAGAACTAAACGAGGGGGTAGAGTTCAGGTTAGAGCTCATACTAAATATTATAGAGTAGGGTATAAGCCTGTACAAGGCAAGGATGGGGACTGGTACACAGCTAGTGCCGAAAATAACTTTGGATTACGTATGGCAAAACTAAGAATTAGGCGGAATTTTTTACAGGATGCGTGGGATAAAGTATATAGAACATTACCGCAACATTTACAAAAAGAATTACCCAAAGTGATTCAAATTACAGAAGTATAGGGAGGATAGGGGAATATTATGGATATAAGTAAAGTAACACCAACACAAGAGTTTATTATAGCTCGACATTCTAAGATGGTAGGAAAAGTATTAGATTTAGTAGAAGCGTCACTGCCAGAAGGTAATCAATGTGACAAACTTAAGAAGCTTTTACAAGTTCCGTTATACGATTTTCGTAACGAAATGATTCAATTAGACTCAAAAGGATTATCAGATTCCGAATAGTTATATAATATATAATATAATTGAGTAGGATTTTTCGATTTGTTCAGTATAATAAAATAGCGTTAAATATAACGTTATATTTCTTTCCATAATTTAAAGGGTCGGATGGCTAAGACCAGCCTTTTATGTTGAATGAGAGGAACAAATTTAATTCATAGGAGGTTTTAAACTATGGCAGATTTAAACGAAAGGCTTGAGAAGCAGATGGAAGGCACAAATCTCGCTCTAGCAGCTGTAGCCGAAGTCCTACAAAAAATGGACGGAAGATTGGCTAAAGAAGAAGCTGACAAAGAGGAAGAAGAGATGGAAAAAGCTGAAGCTCTTGCAAAAGCCGAACTAGTGAAATCTATCGCTGAAGAAGTGAGAGCAGTTCTTAAAGCCACAGAAGGAGACAGCTATGCTGGCTCAGATGCTTCTGGTGACGAAAGAAAAGCTGACCCAACAGGCGGTACACCACAAAGTGCTGACGACTCCGAAAGTGATGCAGGAATAGATGCAAAAATCGAGGAACAGCAAAACACAATTCAAGCCGCATATCACGGCGATGATAAAGACAAAGAGATGGAAAAAGGTGCTCACGAAGATGAGGACAAAGAAGAGAAGGGAATGTACAAGGACGACGATGACGATGCAGCCGACGAACCTGTAGATGAGAAGGGTATGGATGATGATGACGATGATTCTGACGACATGAAAGCAATGAAGAAACAATTAGACACTTTGAAAAAGCAATTAGCTGAAACTGAGACTAACATTTCAAAAGCTGTTCAAACTGAATCTGAAGCAAGACTCAGAAAAATGGGATTCAGGGAAGAGACTGGATTACAGGCTCCAAAAGTAGTTAACAGCTTTGGTATAGATGACACAACACCTATCCAAAAAGCTGCAGCAACTGCTGATACAGCCGGTCAACTTGCAGAACTTTCTTACTCAGAATTAAGAAGAATGCAACATCAAATAGAACAAGGAAACACCGATGGTGTTCCTAGAGAACTATTAGAAGGTTAATAATAAACAAACTACAGGAGATTTAAAAACATGGCTAACCCAAGTTTAAGTGAATATCTTGCTCAGTCTCAACGAGGACTGTATCAGTCTGTATTCGGACCTGAATACTTACAGAAACAATCCTACTTTACAGTTGATTCTGCAACAGGTGTATTCAACACTACATATGGTAGAAAAGTCTGGCAGGCTCTAAACAACCAAACCAGATTCTTCAACGCTATCCCTAGAGTGGTCTGGGGAAATACTGCTGGTTGGAGGGTAAGAACTGATAGAGGTTCTGGCCGTTCAAGACCAGTAACTGAAACAGGTTCTATCCCAACAGTTGATATCTCCAACATTGAATCAGTATCTAGTTTACCTAGAATTGTTTCAACTACATTCGGTGCTTCAGTGAAATCAGTGTTCACTGCACAGCTAGAAGGTGGTGTTGGTGATGTTCTAGCATTGGAAAATGAAAATGCTCAGTTAGACCACATAAAAGAAATAAACGAAGAATTGAATGCAGGTTCAGCTTACTTAGCTTCAGCCGGTTCAACAACTTCATTCACAGTTCCAGCAGCTATTGCTAAGAACTTCAAAATTGGTGACGCAGTTGGACAGTATGACAACTCAGCAACAGGATTCGACAGAACTTCAGGTTCAGTTGTTTCTGCTGTAAACACATCTAGTGGTGTGGTAACAGTTGCTACTGGTACAACATTTGCTGACTCTGACGTAGCTTTCATTCATTCAAGAGCAGGTATGACATCTATTGATGACATTGTTGCTGAAGATGCGGCTGCTGTTGGTGGACAATCATCAAGAGTAAGAGCATATGACTTGACACTAGGTGGTAGAACAGCTGGTGCTTGGAATGCTGGTGCTTCTGTTTCTTATAACTCAGGAACAGGAAGAGCACTAAGTCTAAACTTATTAGACACTGCAATTCAAAAAATAAGAGAGAATGGTGGAGAACCAAAACTAATCCTTTTGGGACACGACCAATACTTCAACTTAGAAAGATTGCTTAACTCAAACCAAAGATACTTAGGACAGGAAGAGTACCAAGTTGGTGTAGGTTCTGAAAGAACTTTCCCGGGTACAAGAACTGGACTAGTCTTGGCTACATACCAAGGTATCCCAATTATCCCAGACGCTGACGTTGCTAAGTCTGTATCATCTGCTGATGCTGTACTTGGTTCTAATGTTTACGTTTTGGATACTGATTATCTAGAAATTGCGATTGCACAACCAACGCAATATGTAGAGAACAGAGATTACTTTGCAGCAAACGCACTAGTTGTTAGAGGATTACTCTACACTATGGGTGAGATGCGATGTAAGAACATTTGGACACAAGCAAAAATTGCTGACCTAAACGCATAAAGTTTAGTTCGATACTTGCGGGGGGACTTCGGTCCCCCTGCTATTTTATAAAAACTAGTGTATTTTGTGAGGACTGACAGGTGGCCGATAAGGACACACAAGTGAATTTAGCTGTTTATATGGAACGTTTAGATTCTTATATTTCTAGTCAAACCGCCCTAACCGAAAAACTTTCTGACAACATAGAGAAGGTTGAAACTAAAGTCGATGATATCTCTCAATGGCGGAGCAAAATGTACGGAATGAAAAGTATTCTAGTAGCAATTGGAGTGCTAGTTGTACATACAACAGCTGTTATGGGTAGCTTTGTGGCTATCATAAATATTAATAAATAGGAGAATATATAAATGGCTAACGAAAGACACACAGATTATAGAGGATGGGATGTAGATAGTTCGACTAGACAGTCAGTCCATCCTGCTAATAGATATGTAGCAATATCAAATGCGGCTAGTACAACTGCTGAAGATGTATACTCAATAGTAGTAAATGGTGGTGAAATCGCAACAAACTTAGTTTTAAATCCGGGCGTAGAAGGAAGTACGGTTGATGAATTTGTAGCAACTGGTTCAGCTAGGTCTAGAAGTACTGCACAAGCTGCCGAAGGTGGTGCCTCCTTACTAATAAACCCAGATAATTCTGCTGCTGGTGAAGGGTTCTATTGGGAATCAGAGTTAGTATCTAGAAGTGTAAACACACAATATATATCAGTTCAATTAGAAGTTCGTGGAGCTTCCGCTTCAGGAGCAGTTACCTTGACCTTAAGGGACTCTGGGGGAACAACACTACATGGAACATCTGGTAGTCATAACCTAACTACAGGTTTTGTAAAACTATCAGCTACTTATGCTATCCCAGCAAACACAGATGCTGCTAAATACAGATTGTATTTAGTAACAACTGCACAACACAATATAGACTTCTATGCAGACAAAATTATGTTTGAAATTAGAGAGGACACCACAGCAGTTTCTACATATGTAGATGGTAACCAAACAGGTGGTGAGGGACCTTTGTATGAATGGACAGGTGTAGCAAATGCATCTTCTTCTATAAAGAAACCTTCTTTAACAAAAATCAAGGGGTTCCAATTTACTAATAGGTCTGCTACAGCCGCAGATATTATTTATTTAGCGTTTGACCAAACAGCGACTTCAGCTAATGGTATTCCTATTTATGGTGGAGACTCATTCAATTGTGAGGTTCCATTAGACTTTAGAGGAAAGATTTCAATGGTAGCAGCCCAAAATACCCCGACACTTACTGGTGTAATCTGGGGAGTAGCAGAATAATATGACAACCCAAACTATTAAAACTATGGCAGGTGAGATTCCAAGTCCTTCAAATTGGGCTAATGATGGCTTTGCCTCTGATGATTGTGGTTGCGATGAGACTCCTAGCGTAGGGTTTTTAGAAAAAGCAATTATGGATGGCGGCGAAACCGTTGATGGTAAGGTTTCAATGAAAGATATTACCAAAGCTTTAGATGAGTATGAAAGATTACATAAAGCTGGAATAGCTTCTCCCGCCGAATTACTAACATTATCTAGAGCTTTCCCTAATAACAGAAAATATACTGAAGCTTTAAAGAAAGAAAAAATTTCCGATGATGACAAATTAGTTATTGGTGGACCAGCATCTATTGAATTAGTTGATAGAGAGGGACATTTGATAACTACAAACGCCTTAGACAAGGCTTTTGATAAATATATGAAAAACTTCAGAACCAGAAATGCTATGGTATTACACTCTGATGTTCAAGTAGGATGGGCATTACCAGCTTATATAAGTAAAAGTGGCCAGATATTTAAGTCTGGTGTAAATGGTAATGGTTTATTCTTTATAACTGAATTACGTAATGACACAAACATTGCAAAAAAAGTAGCCGAACAAATACATAGTGGCAAACTAAAAAGTTATAGTATTGCTGGAAGTGCTTTAAAGACAAAAAATATACAAAAAGGTTTGCAAGATGTAATGCAAGTTGATGAATTAGAACTGGCTGAAGTTACAGTCTGTGAAAAAGGAGTCAATCAAGCTGCATCTTTTGAAATAATAAAGTCAGAAAACGCTGCTACTTCATCTTGTATAGATGGTAGCTGTCTTATAACTAAAGAACATAAACATGAAGAACCTAAAAGGGAGGTGGAACTAATGTTTAAATCCGATGGAGAGATTGATTTTACTCAATCGTTTATGAGTTTTATGCAAAAAGAGATGCCTCAGTCAGGTGCAGAAGCATTTCCTCTTTTGTATAGCACCCAAGCAAGACAAGAAGAACATCATAGACTTTTAGATAAGTATGGTTTTCCGGGAGAACTAGAACCAGAGTATGCTAGAAATACTCCGGTGATTGAAGATGACCCATCACCCGGTGGAAGTAAATATGTTCCTTGGGCAGTAAACGAAGCTGGAAGTAACCTTGGAAGAAGATTTTATGATGAGGCCTTGACTACTCCACAGCTAGGTGGACACAAAAAAAGAGGCGTTGTAGAGGGTGGGAACTCTTATGAAACCCCAGTATCAGAAAGAAATACAGCTGAGGGTTTTAGTAATTTATTATCTACTTTAGCAAACAGGAAAACAAAAAAGGCTATTACAGGTGAATATAGTGAAATGCCTACAAGACTTACTAAGTCAGATGATTTTTTCAACTGGATGGCAAGAGAGAAAAATCATATATACAAACAGTCTTGTTCATGTGAATCATGTTTCCAAAAATCAGCTGATTATAAAGGAACAATACAGAGGTCTACTGATTTTTTAGACTAGCGGCTGTAGATAACCCATTCGCAGTTGCTACAGCCCAAGCCAAAAAACTTGGATATAGGAATTTCAAGGAAGGCAGTCCGGGTGAAAAGAAAAGAGACGAAATCGCTGAAGCGGTAAAAAAGAAATAATAAAACAATTAGTATAATAAATAGATAGAAAATCTATCTAAATATTTTAGGAGGAAACTAAATATGGCATTATCAATAACAACACCAAGTGGTGCTCACACAGGGCCTGCTGTTTCTGGGGGAACACCTAGTAAGTTCACTATCAAAAGAATACAGTTTGATGACTCTTACCCAACAGGTGGAGAATCTCTAACTGCAGGAGACCTTGGCTTTACTGACATACATGCTGTTATGATTGACACCGAAACTTCTGGGTATGTAGCTCAATACGACTACAGTAATGAAAAAGTTGAAGTGTACGAAGCTGGAGCTGACGGTGCTGCATTAGACGAAGTAGGTAACACTGCTGACTTATCTGCAGTGTACATTAGAGTCGTAGCATTCGGATTAGCATAAAACCAAAGGAGAATAAATTATGTTTGGCAAATTAAGGCCACAGATATTTTTAGCCATTATAGTGCTAGGGGTACTTTCATCTATTGGTGTAATATACGAATATAATGAAATTGCTACTGGTTGTGTTGGAGGTATTATTGCACTTGGAATGAAAGTTTTGGAGAGTGAATAATAATGGTAGACAACTCATGTTGCGTGATAGACGAAGTTTGCTCTTGTGAGCCCTTCGCCTGTTTCTGCGAGTGTGGTTGTAATGGTTGTTTAGAGGAAGTAGATATATTTGCAGGCTGCCCATGTGGTGGTAACTGCGGGTGTTCTTAGGAGGTAACTATGAACCCAATGAAAATAATAAGTTTAGGTTTAACATTTTACAATTTGAACAAAGGCCTTGCTGATGATGGGAAGGTAATTGTAGATGAAGGAATGGATATTATCCAATCTATCAGTGCATCTTTAAAGGATGGTAAAATAACTAACGAAGAAAAGAATCAAATCGTAAAAGAAATAAAAGACTTTTCTAAGGTTTCTATAGAGGCTATAGAAAAGTTATCAATACCAGAATAAAAATGTTATGACAAATTATTGGAGGTGGACAGCCCTTATTGTATATGTGGTTATCTGCCTCTTTGATTTTGTAATAGTTCCTGCATACATAGGAATAACTAGACCAAACCCAGCGGACTATTTAGAAAATCTTTCAGAGCTAGATGACACAATAGTACGACTAGAGTATCTAAAGATAGCTTCTCAAGGTGTCAATCGACACGAACCCTTTACCCTAACCAATGGAGGTATATTTCACATTAGCTTTGGAGCTTTACTAACTGGTTCGGTGTTTGGAATGCGAACGGAGAATAAAAAATAATGAGTATAATTAAACAATGGTTCCCAATACCTTTAATATTATTTGGGGGTATCATGGCAGACTTATCACGCCATGGCTTAGGGGAAGACATAATGACTGTCCAGATAGTATCTTGGACATCAGTAGTGATAGGTGTTATAGGACTAGCACGTATCGTATGGTATAAAGTAAAAAAGTAAGGGGAAGCAATGAGTACGAGTTTATCAGATATCAAGCTACCAATAGGTATTATTGGTATAATAATAGCACAGGCTTTTGGAATAATATGGTACGTAGCTCAATTAGATAGTACTGTAGAAGAGTCTGAAAGAAATATAGCCGAGCTACAAGCTCAACACATGGAAGCAACTAGAAGGGTTCTAGAGTTAACTGAGAAGATTGATAATCAAATAGCTGAGTTGGAGAAGAAGGATGCACTTATTGATAATGAGATGCGAACTATAATGTCCGACCATAGTGGGTTTAATGATGTTCTAAAGACCATTGGAATCAGTGGTTATGGTGACACTAGAACTTATGGCGGGTACGACAACTACAAGTAGCCCTCGTACCCATGACTATTATAGTCAGAAAAGGAAAATATTATAAAGGAATACAGGGGTTTTTAGTGAAGAAGTTTGGTTCAATTGCATTTATTATAAGTGCTTTACATTTTATAGAAGATGCAGCTTTAGTGGCATTAGGTAGGTACACGGAAATTAATTACCTCATGTTACTTATAGGAACAGTCTTATTCGGAATCATCTTAGCTTGGATAGCTAGGATGCCAAAAGTAAAACAATGGTTGGGAACGGATTAATGGACAATTTAGATATTGCAATAAATATATTTTCAGATATTATAACTAAAGCACCAGTTAAAAGGCGGGACCCAAAGAAGTGGTCACGAATAAAATCTGCTGTGAAAGCTGGAAGCAAGGGCGGGAAGCCCGGCCAATGGTCGGCTCGGAAGGCTCAACTAGCTGTACAGAGATATAAAAAAGCTGGTGGCGGATATAAAGGGAAGAAGTCAGGTAAATCTTCTTTGTCTAGATGGACTAAACAGAAATGGGGAACCAAGTCTGGGAAGCCGAGTAGGAAGACAGGGGAACGATATTTACCTAAGAAAGCTAGACAAGCTTTATCCCCACAAGAGTACGGAGCTACAACAAGAGCTAAGAGGAAGGCAACTAAACAAGGGAAGCAATTCTCTGCTCAACCAAAGAAGATAGCAAGGAAGACCGCAAAGTATAGGAAGAAGTAATGACTAATAAAATAACATTAATATTTATTGCAATAGGTATATGGTTAACGCTAATATTAAATATTATCGCAACTTATTATATGCTAAGTGTACAAATAGAACTCGCTGAAGAACAACTAAAAGAATATGAAATCTATGAAAGATTTTATTATCCAGACGGAAGTAGGGGCTAGAAATAATGATTGATTATCCAATGAATGAAGAAGAGCGAAGACTAATTGAAGTAGGTAAAAGGAATCCCTCAATACGGGGAATCTATGTTGGTCTGAAACAAATTTACCCTTTAGGTATTGTGCAAAAAGAAATTAAAGTGATTCCACCTAAAAAACTTCAAGGCAAGATGGACGAATAGTAAGATTTGATTCTCGGAAGTCTTTTTGATATAATTAAGGTATAACTGTATTAAAAGGATAATATGAATAAAGATAAAAAAGTAGAAGAGCCTTGGTTTGAATCATTAAAGTATTGGTTAGGAATTTTACAATTTATAATTCTTTTGAGTCTTGTATCTCAGGTTTTCTTATGGTGTACAGATGGCTAATATAATGCAATATCTAATTCAAATGTCTGATGAGGCTCGAGGTTATTATACAGATATTATGGATTCACAATCTAAAATGATGCAAGAGATTGATACATTAAAAGCTAGACTGATTGAATTAGAACAGAACTCTAATAGGAACCGAGAAGATTGATAAAGCTAGTATAATATATTAGGGAAAGAATTATGATTAGAACACTTAAGTTTATTACTTGTTTAGTTCTAGGTCATGATACTAACCCACCTATAATTGAAGCGTGGGCATCAAAACAAGGGTCTAAAAAGATTTACTACATTTGTAGAAGATGTTCAAAGCGAACAGGGGAAAAATATTATGATGGATTCTAATGACCACTTTGAGCAGTATAAAAACGACGAAGAGGTGGAAGCAGAATTAAACCAAACAAAAACCCTAACCATTAGTAAAAACGAAGCCCTATTCTTAAGTGACACCTTTACTATTCTAATAGAGCATGACAGAGAAAGTGGAAGTATTCACCTACCTGCGAGAGGAGTTATACCATCTGCTGGAATGTCTGTACCAGTTGAAATGATACAAAGGATTGGCCTAGCGGTTTTGATGACGACAGACCCTAAAAATACAATGCAGATGACCGAGTTAGATTTTACTATTTCAGAATTACTTCTAATGCGAGAGTGTTGTCAGTCTTACGTTAAAATGAATAATGAACCTGTCGGTTACAATTTGGTAAGAAAAATATATAGATTACTATTGGAAGACACTATACAGGAACGAGTCTTCTTTGATAAACTTACAAGAGATATAGACATATCTTTAGATGATAAAGAGGAAAGAAAAGATGCAAATACAGGAACCAACAACGATAGAACAAGCAATTAGATTACTTTTACATTACATTGGAATAGTAAAAATAACCAAAAGTAATGTTAAAAAGGTTTATAAACGTAGTAAAGAACTACAGGTATTGATGAATGGTGGGGGATTTTGGGAAGGAAGAATGCCTTATCTGAAAGAATTGGAAGACAATATTGGTTATGTATCAGATGTATCTGCTACTCATTCTGATAAAAAATGGGAGAAAGTATTATTAAGTGAACTTTCTAACATAGCAGACCAATGGTGTATCCAAGAGGAAGAGCATCTCTCAAAGGAAGAACCTAAGTCTATAAACCAAGAGAACGAGGAAGCAACTAAAGTGTTGGAAGAATTAGCTAATAGCGATGTCATTCAACTAAACAAGAATCCCAAAGAAAAAGAAAAATACCCCTACTAACGTGACAACCCTTACTATTATTTTCTCCATATCAATACTAATCTTTTCCTTTATACTAACTGTTATAAATTGGAAGATACTTAAGGTTTCAAAAACTATAAGAGATATAAGTGCTTTGGTGTTGTCTGAAACTGTTGTGATAAAAGATGAATCTATAAGAGTCCGAGTAGTATCGGAAGAAGTATTGGAAGAGACTATTAAGATGAGGAAGGCTCTCGACATGCCCGAGGAACCAAGAGGAACCCCTAACTAGAAGTCGTGGAACCCCCTGTAGTGCCATGTGTCCTTGATGTGTTCTATGCTTTTGTATTCCCTGAAGTCTTTGTTGAACTCAGCGTCATCTACATAATCCACGATTTTATGGAACCAATTTGAAAGTTTATTCAATTTATATTTCCCCCTATGAGAACTGTTCGGAAGCAACTTTATTATCGCCCTAGACATTATACTGATTGTTTTATTTTTTCTTGTTACAAATCTATTAAATTTGCTTTTTTATAATAACTGTTATATTCTTTACTTAACCAATAGTTTATTGGGATACAAGGATAAATGAAAGGATAAACTTATGTTAGACCCCTATGTTGATTCCAATGGTAATAACCTAGAGCCACACACTACTGAGCAGAAGCTAAGGTTTATTGATTGGATTGAAGATGGGCGTTCTCATACTATCTTTCATCAAACAAATGAAAAGGATTCTAAAGTCTTAACTGACATCATAGACCATTTTGGTCTTGGCGATTGGTTATGGCGAGAAGAACTCTACGATACTAAAGGATTGGGGTGGAGTAGAAACCCTGACCACCCAACAGGGAAAGTGTTAAGTACATTTGAATTGATGGACTCTATTATTGAAAGTCTAGGTGGAGAATATCTAGATGCTTATGGTAGAGGTGGAGTATGGAGACACAACATCGAGGAAGCAAGACGTGTACTTGGTGAGCAACCTAATCTGCTATAAATCATTTGGGGGTTGAAATATACCCCCACTTGACTTTTTTATGCGAACCATTATAAAATTTATAGTAACCAATAAAAAATAGTAAAGGATAGATTATGAAAGATGCAATGATGTCTAACTTCTTAGAGGACCTAGAGGGTGTACTAACCCAATACTTCGGAGAAGATTGGAGATATGAATTTGATTACGACAAACCAATAACAATACACGTACCAATAGAGGAGTAAGATATGAGTAGAGATTTAACAGATGTTATAGATGATTATTGTAGAGAACAGTATGGCCATTCTAATTGGGCGTGGCGTTCTTCAGATACTAAAGAGTTTTGGGATAAGCAACAAGCTGAGACAAAAGGCACAATGTATGGAGATGTCTTTGTTTATTTTGAAGCATCAGAAGAAGAGGAGTAAGAGATGGGTAAAGAAGATAACACAATAAACTATTTCAACAAGGGTGGCAATCAAAGACTTAGAGATTGGTTGAATGAAGAGATAGAACATAACGAACCTGTAGTAAGTGGCGAAGAAGAGATGGCAGATGGTAGTGAGGACATTTACATAGGTCGTACAGAACTAGCAGAAACACTGCTAAAGAAACTAGATGAGTGGGAAGAGGAGACAGATAATGGCAAGTAAAGAACACATAGAGACATTAAATAAACACATGGTGGGTCAAAAGATAACAGATGTTAGGTGGCTTACCAAGGAACAGACTGAGGATATTTCAGACTATTGGTACAATCAACCAATACAAATTACCTTAGAGAATGGAGTTACCTTAGTACCAATGTCAGATGACGAGGGAAACGAAGCTGGTGCAATGGCAACTAACATACCAAGTATGGAAACCATTTGGGTAGAAAGAGATTGAAATGTTATTAGTAGAATTTTGGATACAAACAGTTTGTACCAATGATGAGTGGGAAGAGGATATAGATAGTGGCGAGGAGAGTATTAGTGATGGGGATTTTTTCACAAGTTCTCACTACCTTGTTAGTAAATCTCTAAAAGATTATGAAGCAGATAAACAAAAATTTGAAGAGATGTTATTAAGAGAAGTATACAATACAAGCCATACTATGAAACCACATTATTTTTCTCCATCTTATTGTCCTGTACACGTCTCGGAAGATAAGTGGGATTGGAGTAGGGGTAAAGATTTTTTCTTAGATAGAGAAGATTGTATAGACTGTAATTATCCCGTACTGCTTAAACGTAGTGAAGACTCCACACTAGAAATTCGTGTAGCACGTATAAACAGTATTGGTTCAGAAGAAGCAGAGGTTCTTGCTAAAAGGATACATACTCTTGTGCTAACAGGTTATGATAACATCTTAGAAAAAGCACATTTGACAAAATAAAACAATTAGTATAAAATTATAATAACTAAAATAAATAAGTAGAAAGGATAATTATGACAGCAAGTTTATTTGGAGACAGGTTTGCAGGGCGAAGAGAACCTGCATGGCACAAATTGGGAAAGGTGTTCCCACAGAAAGAAAAAGTATTAGCTTCAGAGGGCATGAAAAAAGCCGACATATTATTTGGGATTGACAAACACCCTCAGATAGTAAAGATGGAAGATGGTAAGGAGTTAGAGACAGGTTCTTATGCAGTAGTAAGAGAACCTACTCATGATGACCCTGAGCATAGAGTACTAGCTACTGTGGGGAAAGAGTGGACATGTTTACAAGCTAGTGAACTAGGAAAGATGTTAGACCCTATTTCAGAACAGTTCCCAGTGGAAACAGTGGGTGCGATAGGAAATGGAGAAAAGATATTCTTGACTATGGACGCTGGTGCTTCTACAATAGCTGGAGAGGACCACGAACTATATTGGTTAGTAACTGACCATAGAGATGGAACAGGTGCAATGAGTATTGCGTTTACACCTGTTAGAGTAGTTTGTCAGAACACTTTGATTACAGGATTGAGAAGTGCTAAGGTTTCAGTAAACCTAAAGCACAACAAATCAATTCAAACTGATGCTTCATTCTATTTAGACATCTTCAATCAGATGGCTAGGACACAAGAGAATGTAGTAAGTGCAATGGACACTATGACAAAGACGAGATTGAAAGCTAAGGAAGTAGAAAGTATACTAACCTCTGCTTACCCAACTGCTTCAAGACCTACAAGATTGAAACTTTCAGCTAACATATCTGCAGATGACGTACCCTCAAATGTGTGGAAGCGTATCCTAAATGATAAAAAAGAGCAGAAAGAGGAGTGGGATAAGAGACAAGGTAGAGTTGATAGAATAAAAGATAATGCTAAGGAAAGACTTGATGTATTCAATCAGGAGTTTCCTAAACTATCAAACACCCCTTGGGCAGTCTACAATGCAGTAGTAGAGACTGAGGATTATAGGAGAGGTCATACTGCAAGTGGTACTACACTATTTGGTGGAAGAGCCGAAGCTAAAGCTAGAGCATTTAACACTGCACTAGAATTAGTGTAAAATATATACAGGTGGGGGTAATCCTGTCATCTTACCCCTACCATAAACTAAGGAAGAAAAATGCCGACAAAAGATGATTTACAAAAAATGGTAAAGCTACTAAAAGAAGAGACTGCTAAACTTCAGAAAGTGAACAAACAAAGATTTGAACGAGCAGTAGAGTTGGAAGAGAAGTTGAATATTCAAAGTATGCAACTAGCTTTATTGTTTGAGACTCTTAAGTTTGATTCTAGGCATAGTGGGTTTGCTTCACTTGTAATGATGTTGGGAAGAACCAAGAAATTTTGGGATAACAAACCAATGAATGAATTGGAAGAGCAAATTAAAGAGATGGAAGAAACAGGAATGTTGGACTTCGAGGAAGAAGATGATGATGACGACTTTCCACCATTTTTGAGGAAGCGAAAGGGATAGATATGATTACAGATTCATGCACAGTATGTAGAAGTAGAGCAGTTGTACAGGGTTTCAAGCTGAAAAAGAATGGGAAGATAACTAGATGGTGTCAGAGTTGTCTAACAAATTACGCAGAACGACAGGCAGTCTACTCTTCAACTAGACCTACAAAGCTAAGGCAAACTAATATAACTAAATACAACAAAGTCATAAACAGTGATTTGTTTATAGAGCATTTGAGTGAAGAGAACAGAAAGTCAGCGACCTCTTGGAGATTTCATACCAAGTATGTGTAGCTTGACAGAATTATAACAATCATTATAAAGTGTAAGTATAAATAAAAACTAAGAAGTAAAGGAGAAACAACATGTTAGGATATAAACAAAACATAGACAGAAAAGATGTCGAAATAGGTTCGGTGGTAAAAAGATTTACCAGTGGGCAGTATGTGATTGAGGAGATTTATCAAAGAGATGACTCTGCTTGGGATTTAGCAAAGCAAAGAGAGTTTATCTATGATACTATAAAAAATCCAATTACTGTTCCTATTTACATAGATGCGAGACCTTCAAGAAACAAACAAGCTATTATGGACGGACAGCAAAGATTGACTGCTTTGAGAGATTTCATAAATAATAAGTTTAGAGTGATGGGTGGCGAAAATATTGATGGACATTCAGTTGCTAATTGTTACTTTGATGAATTAGATGATGAAGTAAAAGAGCATTTATTATCTGCTGAAATTCCACAGTTTATTTATAAAGAAGATACTATGACTGATAAAGATATGTCAGAAACTTATCTAAAGATAAATAGTGGTGTACCTTTGAATAGTGCAGAGAAAAGAAAAGCCATGAACAGCAAACTAACTGAAGTGTTCAAGGAAATACAAGAAACTTGTGGCTTGTTTACAAGAACAGCAGAGCCAAAATATATACTCCCTACTTCTGACAGAGAAGGACACAGGAGTATTTTAGATTTTGTCCTACAAAATTTCTTAAATAATTCTGCAAAGGTTCAGAGGTCTGCTTTGAAATTGGAAAGACAAACTTTAAGCGAGGAAATACTATCTGTATCTATTAATGACGAAGTTATACAGAATATGATTGAGTCAATTCAGTATCTTGAAAAATCTTTAAAACCTTATACTAATAAAAATGATGATAGTGTCAGAAGTTTTCTATCGAGTACTAAGTTAACAAGTGCATTACTAAAGAAAAATCACGTAAGAATGTCGCTTTTTCTTCATCACGACTTAGTTAGGAATAAGGGTTACAAACTTGATGGCAGAGAAAAAGAGTTTGGGGAGTTCTTGATGAACACGATTGGGTTTGGTGGTTCTACGTTTGCAGAGTTCCACAAAACAGACAATGCAGATAGACAGAACGAGTTGCATAAGTTTTTACTAAAAGGGATTACAAAAATCTTGAAAGAGACAAATGACCTTGAAGAAAAAGTTGATACTGTTATCGACAAAAAACTAAGCAACAAAATAACAACAAAATAAGATTTGACATTTTATAACAATCATTATAAAATATAAATATGGGTATCAAAAAGGATATTCTTGATTACTGCAGTAGATAGAATTATTCGTTAGGGTACAGGAGTTATAACTAATTACTGAGGCAACTTGGTAACCGACATAAATGGTTTGAAAAGAGATGAAACAGTTGCGTACCTATCTCTTGCCCATAAAATAAGAGAGGATAAATATGAATAAAAAACTAAAAGTACACGACTCAGTATTCAAGCCAACTGCTGAAGATGGCGAAAGAATGTTGCAAATAAAAGAAGATTTGAAATGTTTGTTTGAAAACAATAACCATATAGCAAAGTGGTTTGTAGCAATGGTAAATAAGATGGCAGATGATAGGAAGAGAATGGATACTCTAGATAAGATATACGCATCAATGGTAACTGATAGAATTGAATTGGAAAAAAGAATAGAGGGTTTAGAAAACCACCTGTTCAGAGACTAACTTATTTGACAGAATTATAATAGTTGTTATAAAATATAGATATACAAAAAATAAAAGGATAAAAAATGGTAAACATAAATGATACACGACTAGAACTAGCTGTAACTAATCACTTGAATAATTTGTCGCTAGAAGAAGTACAAAAGATATTCAATCAGAATTTAGATTATAGTGAGATTGCTCACGAGTATGTTTATTCTACAGGTCTCAATGAAAAAGGTTATCATTCAGATAATGATTATGGGGATTTAGATAAAGATAAAGAATGGTTAGTAGACCAACTTATAGAGGGTGCTACTAATGACTATGATGGTTGTACTACTCTAGGAGAGTTAGCTTGTCAGCTAGGAGTGGACGCAAGTCCTAAACTTGTAGATGTGGGCGAACCAACAAAAGCACCATCTCCATTAGAACCTAGTGAGAACAAAGACTATGAGGAAATCATAAAGCT